AGATAATAAAATATTCTCCAAACAAAATAAACATTAAGGTACTTGTTTCAATAATTCTTGTAGTTTGTGATACCACATTAATCTAAATTCAAAGTCCTCACTATTTAATAAAGCTTTCTTTAAACTATCAACTCTATTCCAAAATAAACTCTCAGTCATTGGAAGAGATTGATACTCACCTTCTTTGTAAATTACTATTTTATTCATGGCGTATATATTACCTCCTCATCAGTTAATTCTCTCATCTTAACTTTATATGCTTTTAAAAAATCTTTTAATGGCATATCTGAATTTTCTAAATGAGCTAAGTGTAAATTCTTGTCATAACTGTAGATGACAAAAGCTTTTTCATAACAATTCATTAAAAATGCTTCTCTTTCATTTTCTTGTCTTGTCACTTCACTTGCTTGTTTCATCCATAACTCTATATCTTTTTTACTATGCTTATTCATTCTTCCTCCAATTTTACTTCTGTTTCTGTATCTTGGTGATTATTCTCATCAACTGGTAAACCACCAATCTTATTAATTGCATCTTGTACATCTACTGCCTCAACATTTTTATAAATATCTTGAGCAGTATAACTCTGTATTACTGTATATTTAGGCATTATTGTGCCTCCCAATTTTCTATCCAAAATAGTAAATGCTTACTATCACTTCGAATATCTAAACTAGCATCTTCTTTATTATCTTCTAGATACTCTTTAACTTTTTTTAAAACTTCTTCAGCTTTCATCTTTATCCTCCTGATCTATTACAAAATTTACTCTTACTAATCCTTCTATGTCTTCAAAAACATCAAACTCAACATCAGTAAAAGTATTGTCTAATAGTTTTATTAATTCATGCGCTTTCATTATTTACCTCCAAATCTGCGTCAATATCTTGACAAGCATTTTGATAACAGGCGTCTTCATCCCACATATCTATATAATCAAGATGAATACTTTCTCCTTTAGGATTAAAAACTTGATAACCATGCGTTCCACAACCTTGAAATTCTTTATCAAAGTTTCTTTTTTCATAGTCCATTCCTGGAGTTTGTTCCCATATTTTTATTTTATAGTTTTTATACATTTCTGTTTTCATTTTAATTTTCCTTTCTAATGGGGCTAGTTTATTTATCCGATTTGTAATTATCTAGAATACAACCTTTCCTAGCCCCTGTTGGTAAGTTTTAACTCGCCACATCATAGCGGATTTGATAATTCGGTAAAAACTTACATTATCCCATATAGCTATAATAAATTATAATTCAAGTATTGATTTTTATAATTATAGTATTATATGGGATATAGGGTTATATCTTATATCCTTGTATATAGCCCTAAAGAAAGGATAAAACAAAATGTTAAAATTAATTAATAGTTCAACAAATAGAAAAACTGGCAATATTGCTACGACTTACAGATCAGGAGCTACAATGTATGGTTCTTGTCCTAAAAGTTGTGCATTAAATCCAAATACAAAAGAATCGGCAAAAGGTATTGATAAAAAATATTTAACCGCTCTTATAAATGCGGTTGTTAAAAATGGTTTATCATGGACTTATAGTCATTTTGATTATAAAAAATTACCAAGAAATAAAGAAAAGAAAACAGTTATAAATTATAGTGCAGATACACTCATTCAAGCATTAAATAGTTTTAATGATAAAAGAGATACAGTTTATACAGCACCCTCAACAATGACTGATAAAGTTGATAATATACAAGGTGTTAAATTTGTGCGTTGTCCTTCAGAATATAATGAAAAAATTAAGTGCCAAAATTGTGGTTCGGGTAAGCCATTATGTGCAAGAATTAATAGAGATTATATTATTAAGTTTGTCGCTCATGGTAGCCAAAAAAAGAAAGTAGGTAAAAAAGAGCAAGGTGGTTGTTATGCAGGACAAGGGTTTACTAGATTTGCTTGGCAAGATACAACAAAAAGAAAACAAGATAGATCAGACCATGAAAAATTAACAGCGTGGGTAAAGACGTTGCCTTATGGTACTTTTATTAGACATCATGTAGCGGGGGATATAGGAAAATGAAAAATCAAATAATTAATCTTACATATTTAAAAAATGTTTTAAAAGAAAATGTAATTCCAAAAAAAAATTCGGTGTATGACAAGTGCCTTTATGGACAATATGAAGATGCACCTGTCATAAGAGCAAGAATTGAATTTATTTTAATGAATTTTAAAATGTCTAAGGGTTTAAGAGATCAATTAGAAGATATAAGGGATAATTAAAATGAAAAATTATTATTTAAGCCAAGATTATTTCGGTAAAACTCATAAAGTAAGTTTAGATCCTTACAATTTATTTTTGATTAAAGTTAGAAATCAATTAGCTTGTTTAGATGAGTTTAAAATAAGAAAAAGAATTGCACCAAATAAAGTCAATAAATACACCTTATATCTTGGTACAGCTTTTAAATACAATAAAAATTGTGATGTTGAAAAAATAACAAAAAATATGCTTGACAAATTTATATCTTAGTTTTATGGGATATTATGTTATTTAATAATTAAATAACGTAAACTAAAAGGGGTTATTGACAAAGTCATAACGAAGGGTGCGAGTCCTTAGGATAACCCCTTTTTATAAGAAAGGATAAAATACTATGGCACAATTAAAAGTGTATCAAATTGACCATTACAGGTCTAAAATTAGGGATATGATTGAACCCTTAAAAAGAATTATTAATCTTAAACTTGATGAGAAAAAAGAAATTGTTAAAGAACAAATTTCTAATAAAATAAAAAGAGCATTAAAGATTGATAAATGGAAGAAAACTATAGATAATTATGAAACTCAATTTTTAAAGTTAGAGCAAGACTATAATTTAACAAAAAGAAAATTACATGAGCAACAGCTTTCAGATAGTATGAAATTAACTAAAATTTTTAAAAGAAATGGTGTTTCTAGTTATAATCTTCCTAATGATGATAGAGTCATTACTCAAAATCAAATTGACGAATGTTTAGAAAATATCGTTGATGGTATTACTGAAGATAAATGTAAAACTATGGTTGAATTTAAAGAAATAAATAAACTAGAGCATGTTGAAAGTTGTATGCGTGATGTTCTCTACGAAGAGGGTTCTAGCGAGGGTATGAACCAACGATTAGATGAAATTATGAAAGGGAGTTTTGGAATACCATTTAGAAGAGAACAAGCCCTTCAATTAACTAAACAATAATTTTTTATTATCTTGACTATCCTATATATATCTATGGGATAGTCTTTCACGTGAAATAGAAAGGAAAAGTTATGAAGAAATTAGAATTAAAAACAAAAACTTATCAATTTGATGTACCTTGTTTTTACTATTATGAAATAAATGCAGAAAGTGAAGAACAAGCAAGAAAATTATTAATAGAAAAAGGTGGTATTAATATAGAGGGCGATTTATTACTTGAAAAAGGCGATTATGAACAAGCAAAATTAGTGGGGGTTTTACAATGAAGAAATTAGAAAATTGGCAAGAATGGGAAGAAAAATTTAAACCCATACCAAACCACATAGACAAAAAGGGCACATATTTCGCAGATCAAAATGGAGTTAATTATTCTTTTGAAACTTATGGGAAAGAATTAGATTATATACAAAAACAAAAGCATGAATATATTTGGACTTTGGGTGAACAAGATGGGGTTCAATATATCACTAATGGAAAATGGCTTGTCAATAGATTAGCTTATTTTGTATGTAAAAACCCTTGCTATGAAGAAAGGGGCTCAACTGAATATACATATCAAGTATTTGATGAAGAAAACGAATAAAAAACAAATTTATTTTAAATTTAAACCTTTTAATTGTATAACTTTTCATATAATATCCCATATAAATAGAAAGGATAAAATAAAATGAAAATAAGTACCAAAAATGCAAGTATTTTAATTGATGTTATTAACAAACAATTAGAAATAACAAGATTAAAATTACAGAATACTGATGATCTTTTAGAACAAAATCATTTAATAATTTTACAAGGTTTAAGAAATGAATTTGAAAATCATTTTTTTAATCAAACAATCGATAGAAAGGATAAAATAAAATGAATTTAAATTTTAGTACAAAAGAAAAATGTTTAATAAGAGATTTAATAAACATTGAAATTAATAATTGTTCTAATGATTTTAATTTAAATAGCTACGTTGAGAAATTAAAAAAACTTAAATTTAAAATACAATTAGATGCTCAACAAATAAAAAAAGCTAGAAAATTATATGGTTATGATATTGAGGAAATAAATTCTAAACCAGTTATTAAAATAAAGGAAGGAACCAATGACTAAAAAAGAAAAAGAAATTATTATTGTATTAACTCAAACAATTAAGACACTTCAAGAGTGTATGTTTAAAATTAATGAAAGACTTAATAATTTAGAGAAAGTTGAGAAACAAAATGAACAAAATTAAAATACAAGTAAAAGATAAACATATTGAAAATGGTATTCCCGAAAATTGTTATCTTTGTGCAGTAGCTTTAGCCATTGACGAAAAATTAAGAAGTATGTTTAAATTAGATTTTGAACCTCAAATTGTAAAAAGGGAAAATACTGGTTATGCATTGAAATTAGCAGATAACAAACCTACTCCATATCAAACTAAATTTGAAACTCAAATAAGTATGGAAGACCAAGATACAGTTGATGATTTTATTTTTGATTTTGATAATGAGAATGAAGTTCAACCTTTTGAATTTGACATTGAAATTAATAATTTTCAAATTGAGAGAATGAAAAAACTTGAAAAAGAAGAAAAAAAACTTTTTGATGAGTGAAAGTAAATTTTATCAACAATTAAAAAACTCTTTGCCCTGTGTTTATTTTGAACGAATAGAAAATAGAATAGGGCAAGGAACCCCCGACATAACAGCAATTTATAATAAAAAAGAAATTTGGATAGAATTAAAATTTATAAAACTAAATAAAATTAATCTTAGCCCCTTTCAAATATCTTGGCATTTAAAGAGATTTTCTCTAGGTATTCCCACTTTTATCTTAGTTAAAAGGGGCAAAGACTCCCTTATAAAAGCATATGAAGGCAAAAAAGCGCTAGAATTAGCCAAAAATGGCTTTTCTGTGCCTTGTTTCGTGGTTCGTGAACCCCGAACCGATATG